TGCCTTCGGTCTGGAAAACTACATCATCAAGCAGTTCGGTAAGGCTCTGGCCAATGCCGAAGAGGACGCCTTCCTCAACGGCGATGGTGTTGGCAAGCCTCTGGGCATCTTCGCTACTACCGGCGGTGCTGAAATCGGTGTTACTGCTGCCAGCGCTACCGAAATCACTGCGGATGAAATCATCAATCTGGTTTACGCTCTGAAGCGTCCTTACCGTAAGAGCGCTAAGTTCATCATGAACGACCAGACCATTGCTGCAATCCGCAAGCTCAAGGATGAAAACGGCCAGTATCTGTGGCAGCCTTCCAATCAGGCCGGTGAGCCGGGTAAGCTGTTCGGTTACGATGTGCTGACTTCTCCTTTCGTGCCTACCATCGAGGCTGGTAAGCCTGTCATCGCCTTTGGTGATTTCAGCTACTATAACATCGGTGACCGTGGCACTCGTTCCTTTGCCGAGCTTCGTGAACTCTATGCCGGTAACGGTATGGTCGGTTTCGTGGCCAAGGAACGTGTGGACGGCAAGCTGGTCCTTCCTGAAGCCGTACAGGTTCTCAAGATGGGTGCCTAAGATAGGAGGTGGCAGTGATGAGAGAACTTTTGACTAAGGTCAAAGAAAATCTGATTCTGGAGCATTCGGCTGACGATGCGCTGATCGAGCGCTTCATCACTGCCGCTGTCTCCTATGCGGAAAGCTATCAGCACATTACAGCAGGATATTATACGGAAAATGCGATGCCAGCCACTACCGAACAGGCAGTGATTATGCTGGCATCGCACTTCTATGAATCCAGAGACGGTTCCACGGGCGGCTTCTTTGCGGATAATGTTCAGGCCGGACAACAGGTCTGGAACACCGTAAATTTACTGCTCCGCCTCGACCGAGATTGGAAGGTGTGATATGAGCTTTGGCAAAATGAACACCTTTATCGAAATCGTGGAAAAGCAGAAAGTTCTGGATGATGAGGGGTTTTCTACAGTAACGGATGTGGTCCTTGCTTCGGTCAGGGCCTACAGGGAAGGTCGGCATGGCAACGAGAAATGGGCCAATCGCAGCACATTTACCGATGCCACCGACCTTTTCCGTTTCCGTGTCATTCCCGGCCTGACCGTCACTACGGCGATGGTGATTATCTGCGCTAACAGCCGATTTGAAATCACCTCTGTTGAGGATGTGAAAGGCCGTGGAATGTATATTGAGGTTCTGGCAAAGGAGGTCGTTTCCAGTGGCACGAGTTGATGTAAAAATGCCCGATGAATTTCTGGAGCGCATGTCCCGCCTTGGCAGCAACTTCGATTCCATTGCAGAAACTGTGCTGCAGGCAGGTGGCGAGGTGGTGCTGGCAAAAACGCAAAGCAATCTCTCCTCAGTCATCGGCAGCAGCACCAAGTATGATTCCAGAGCCACCGGTGAACTGGAGTCCTCGCTGGGCCTGACTTCTGTAAAGATGGACCGAAACAGCAACTTCAATATCAAGGTCGGCTTTTCCGAACCGAGATCTGACGGTGGCAGCAATGCCCAGCTTGCCAATATCATCGAATACGGCAAAAGCGGTCAGCCTGCAAAACCGTTTCTGAAGCCTGCCAAATCTGCATCGAAAAAACAGTGTGTTGAGGCTATGAAAGCAGCCTTTGAATCGGAGGTGGAGAAACTTTGAATGTGTTATCGGAAACAAAAGCACTGCTTGAGGGCCTCTCCATTCCTGTGGAAACAGGTGTCTTTGAAGGCACAGCGCCGGAGATGTATGTGGTCATCGTACCACTGACGGACACCTTCGACCTCCATGCGGATAATACTCCCGGCTGTGATGTTCAGGAGGCAAGGCTCTCGCTCTTTTCAAAGGGCAACTACACAAAAACTAAAAACAGTATCGTCCGCAGCCTGTTGGCTTCGGATTTTACCATTACAGACCGAAGGTACATCGAACGTGAAAACGACACCGGGTACCACCACTACGCCATTGATGTGGCGAAAATCTATGAATTGGAGGATTGATTATGGCTACGATTGGTCTTGATAAATTGTACTACGCATCCATTGTCGAGGATGAAGCTGGCGAAGAAACCTATGACACTCCTGTCCAGCTGGCAAAAGCAATCTCGGCAGAACTCTCCGTGGAGCTGGCAGAGGCAACTCTTTATGCTGATGATGGCGCTGCGGAAATCGTGAAGGAGTTTAAGTCCGGCACACTCTCCCTTGGCATCGACGATATCGGCTCGACTGCGGCTTCCGTTCTTACGGGCGCTACCATCGACGATAACAAGGTGCTGATTTCCGGCGGCGAGGACGGCGGCACTCCTGTTGCTATCGGCTTCAGAGCAAAGAAGTCCAACGGCAAATACAAGTATTACTGGCTGTACCGTGTGAAGTTCGGTATCCCTGCTACAAACCTTGCTACCAAGGGTGACAGCATTACCTTCTCCACTCCTACCATCGAAGGTACCGTCCTTACCAGAAACAAGGCAGATGCCAGCGGCAAGCATCCTTGGAAAGCAGAAGTCACTGAGGGTGACACTGGCGTTTCTGCGGATACCATTAAAAACTGGTACTCTTCCGTTTATGAACCTGTTATCACGACTACAGAGGAGGGCTAATCGATGGATATGGAACGCAGCGCAATAATTACTGTCGGCGGTGAGGAATATGAGCTGATTCTCACCACAAAAGCTACCAAGGAAATCGCTGGCCGCTACGGTGGCCTTGAGAATTTGGGTGAAAAGCTCATGAAGAGTGAGAACTTTGAAATGGCCATCGGAGAAATCGTCTGGCTCATTACTTTGCTGGCAAACCAGTCCATTCTCATTCACAATCTGAAGAACAAAGAGAATAAGCGTGATTTGCTGACAGAGGATATCGTCGAGCTTCTGACTTCTCCTCTGGATCTGGCTGGCTATAAAGCGGCTATCACCGAGGCTCTGTATAAGGGAACCAAGCGCAATGTGGTCAGCGAGGACAATTCAAAAAACGCAGTGGTCGAGTAAGTGACGAAGAGTTATTTACTCGACTTTTATACTACGGCATCGCCCACCTGCATCTGTCACAGGATGAGGTGTGGTTGATGCCGTTTGGCTTATTACTGGACCTTTGGGAATGCCATAAGCAGTATCACGGCATGGCAAAACCGAAGCGTGAAATGTATATCGACGACATTATCCCGGACGGAATCTAAGGAGGTGGTTTGATGGCGGATAATTTTGGTCTCAAGATTGGACTGGAAGGCGAAAAGGAATTCAAGAAAGCGCTGTCCGAAATCAACCAGTCCTTTAAGGTCCTCGGTTCGGAAATGAAAGTGGTGTCCTCGCAGTTTGATAAAAACGACAATTCCGTACAGGCGCTGACCGCAAGGAATCAGGTGCTGAACAAGGAAATCGAGGCACAGAAACAGAAAATTGAAACGCTCCGTGCAGCCCTTACCAATGCTGCTGAGTCCTTCGGTGAAAATGACCGCCGTACTCAGAACTGGCAGATTCAGCTGAACAATGCAACTGCGGCCCTCAATGACATGGAGCGTGAACTGGACCGAAACAATACGGCTTTGGATGAAGCCGAACGTGAAATGGACGATGCCGCCGACAGCGCCGATGATCTGGAAGAAGAAATCGACGAGGCCGGTGATGCCGCAGATAAATCCTCCGGCAAATTTGAAAAGTTCGGCAGCGTCTTAAAAGGCATCGGTGCCGCAATGGGTGCCGTTGCTGTGGCGGCTGGTGCGGCGGCAGTGTCCCTCGGCAAAGAGGTCATTGCCGCTTACGCCGATTACGAACAGCTGGTGGGCGGCGTTGACACCCTCTTTAAGGAATCCTCGCAAGAACTCCAGACCTACGCTGCCAATGCCTATAAAACAGCCGGTATGTCAGCGAATGACTACATGGAGACGGTCACTTCGTTCTCCGCTTCGCTGATTCAGTCCCTTGGTGGTGACACTGAAGCTGCTGTGAAATACGCAGACATGGCTATCACGGATATGTCTGATAACGCCAATAAAATGGGTACGGACATCTCTCTGATTCAGAATGCCTATCAGGGATTTGCCAAGCAGAATTACACTATGCTGGACAATCTGAAGCTGGGCTACGGCGGCACCAAGACCGAGATGGAACGACTGCTTGCTGATGCGCAGGCCATTTCCGGTATTGAGTACGATATTTCTTCCTATGCCGATGTGGTCGAGGCCATCCATGTTATCCAAGACAGCATGGGCGTGGCTGGTGCTACTGCCGCAGAAGCAGAAAACACCATCTCCGGCTCCATCAACTCCCTGCAGGCAGCGTTGCAAAACCTGCTTGTAGGCTTTGGTAATGCGGATGCCGATATGGAAATGCTCTGCCAGAACATGGTGGACGCTCTCCAGAATGTTATCCGAAATGTAACTCCGGTCATTGAAAATATGGTCAAGGTTCTGCCGACGGTGACGGATGCGCTCCTGACAGCTTTTGCAGACCTGCTTCCGTCTCTTCTGGATACCGTGACCCAGCTGTTCACGCAGCTACTGAACACAATACTGACGCTCCTTCCGCAGCTTATTCCCGCAGCAGTGGAAGCCATTATGACCATTGTGCAGGCGCTGATTGATAACCTTCCTCTTTTGGTGGATGCCGCCGTTCAGCTGGTGGTGGCCTTGGTGGAAGGCATCGGAACAGCACTGCCGCAGTTAATTCCGGCTGCAGTTCAGGCCATTGTTACCATCGTACAGGGTCTGATTGCAAACCTGCCGCTGATACTGGATGCAGCGCTGCAGCTGATTATGGGGCTTGCAGAAGGCTTGCTTACGGCAATCCCGATGCTGATTGAAGCGCTCCCTTCCATTATTCTGGCTATTGTAGATTTCATTATCGGTGCCATTCCGCAGATTATTGACGCAGGCATTCAGCTACTGACTTCACTGGTTTCTGCGCTGCCGCAAATCATCGTGGCTATTGTGGAGGCTATCCCACAGATTATTGAAGGAATTATCTCTGCGGTTCTTGGTTCGATTCCTCAAATCATCCAAGCAGGCATTGACCTGTTGGTGGCACTGATTGAGGCGCTGCCGCAGATCATCACCACCATTGTGGCCGCTATCCCGCAGATTATTTCTGGCATTGTCAATGCGGTCATCAACAATATTCCACAAATCGTACAGGCTGGTATTTCCTTGCTGACCTCGCTGATTAAGAACCTGCCGATCATTATTGTAACAATCGTGAAGGCTGTGCCTCAGATTATCACAGGTCTTGTGCAGGCCCTGAGCAAAGGCGTATCCCAAATGGCGCAGGTCGGCGGCAACCTTGTCAAAGGCTTGTGGCAGGGCATCCAGTCCCTTGCATCTTGGCTCTGGAACAAGGTGTCCGGGTGGATTTCTTCCATCTGGGACGGCATCTGCGACTTCTTCGGTATCCATTCGCCTTCGGATGAGATGGCTTGGATTGGTGAGATGCTGGTAAAAGGTCTGTCCGGCTCCATTGAGGACAACGGCAGCGAAGCTGTCAAAGCTGCGGAAGCCATGAGCGCTGACATCAATGATGTGATGCAGAGCTTGGCTGAGGATATGACCACGGCGCTGCCTACGGATTTCGAGGTCAATGCTACGGTAAATCGAAACGACACTGTTTCCGGTATTGGAACGGGCGGCGGTGCCATGATTACCATTCAGCAGATGATTGTCCGAAGCGAGGAAGATATCCGTAAGATTTCTCAGGAACTTTACAACCTGATTCAAAGTGGCTCCCGTGCGCAGGGCCACTTCACTACAGCATAAAGGAGGGTTTTGACCTATGGGATTTATATTTAACGATATCGCATCGAGCAGCATGGGCCTCAAAGCCCGTCTGACTTCGTGGCAGGTGTGTGGTAAACTTCGAAACTTTACCACCACCGTGCCGGGAAAATATGGTGTGGCGGATTTCGGAGCAGACTTCGATTATCGTGAAATCAAGGTGCAGTGCAACATCTATCCCAAGTACAGTTTCACCTCCTTGGTATCTGCTTTGGATGATGTAGCTGCATGGCTTGACCCGGTGCAGGGCCTGCGCCAGCTTGTGCTTGATGATGTGCCGGACCGATATTTTATGGCGAGGCTTAACGATACGGTGGACTGCGAAAGGCTTATCCGCTCGGCAGGCAGTTTTGAACTGAAGTTTTTCTGCCCTGACCCATTCGGATATGCCATCACGGACGAAACCTTCTCCATAACCGAGGAAGGCACTCATACCGTGACCCGCACCATCGGCAACATCGAATCCCTGCCGATTTACCGCATTGAGGGCGTACTGACTTCCGGGTCGGCCAATTATATCAGCATTACCACAAACGGCTCGGAACTGAAAATCGTAAATGCCACGCTTTCCGAAGGAGAAATCCTTGTTGTGGATACCGATAAAATGACCGCCTATGTGGTGGATGAAAACGGTGAGACTCTGCGAAACGGCCTGCCGTATTTGCAGGAGTTGAACTTTCCGACACTGGCTGTCGGAGATAACACGGTCACCGTGGAAGTTAGCAATGCCACGCTGACAGAATTACAAATACAGGCCAAGAGCAGATGGAGGTGACGGTATGTCTCTGAAAACAATTC